TTATGAATTAAAATATATAAATATTGTACTATCTTTTAGTGGTTCTCTACTTTTCTCATGTGCCATTTTTCCATGTCTTGCTTCTATCCAAGGCAATTCGTTATGTGTCATATCTTCAAGTTGATTTCCTGTATATCTTCCATATATTTTTATTATTTTATTTAAAAACTCTTTTGTCTCATCCTTAATATTTTCTACGTAAGAAAAAAATCCACTTCTATTATATGTCATTTCTGTATATAAATCATAAAATACAGGTCCATGTATCCAAGCTTCGGGATGTTGTTCCACTAATCTATTTTGTATATTGTTAGCATTACTATTATTTTTTGCAATATACCAACAATAAGCATAATACGTTAATTTCTGAACCTGTTTATCCGTGCTTCCTGGATTATTTCTAAGAATATATCTTGCAATATCTAATAATTTTTCCATATTAACCAACCTCCTCATATCCTTTAACAAATTCTTCTCCGTTTCTAGTTAGTATTATATAGGCATCATCTTCTGTATATTCAATAATATTAAGATACCTTAAATTATATAGTAATTCATTTATTTTTCTTTCTATAAACTCTTGTTTTCTAGATTTTCTCATATTTCTTATATTTTTCTCATAATATTCTTTTATAGTATCATAAAATATTTCTACTTGTATTTTTTCGTTGTTTTTTATATGTATCAAAACATCTCTTGAAAATTTATTTGTAACTTGATAAGCAGAAAAATATCTTAAACTTTCTCTTTCTGCCATAACCTCTTCTATTTTACATTCTTCACAATTGGTATTTAAGTTTTTAGATTCTCCTTTTACTAATTCTTCTCTAGCTTCTTCCTTTACTGCTTTAATTTTTTGAGCAACATCCTCTTTTGCAATTACTTCTGAATGTTTAATTTGAATTTCGCTATCTCCCCTTTTGTAGCTAACATCAAAATTTGATGTTATTTTATCTATGATATCACTTACACTTATTTTCGAATCATAAACTACTAGTATAAATGCAATTCCTATCAAAATCATATTAAAATATTTAAAAATATTATTATACATCTGTATTTGTTCTATATTTTCTATAACATTAAGTGATATTAAGCAATTCCCTAAAATTGGATATATAAATGGTAACATAAACATTACTATTACACATTCTGTAAGAAATATAATCAATCCAATTTATATTTTAGCAATAAAGTTATATACCTTAAAATGTAAAAAGAGGATAGACTGGAAATGAATCCAACCTCCCCCCTTTCAATATTTATCTTACTCCTTTTATCCATTTTACAAATCCTATTTTGAAATTATTTGTATTTCTTACTCTATATCTTACCATTGCTCTATTATTAAATACTCCAAAACAATCACATTGTTCTCTTGGATTTAAACTACCTATTTTTTTACTACATTCTGTATCTGCATATACTGGTTCTGATGTACTTCCATTTTGATATCTTTTCACTGGTTCATCACTTCCTTCTTTTACTTTCATTTCCTCTACAGGTCTGCTTTGAATTTCTAAATATTCTTTTACCATATTTATAAATCTTTCCCAGCCTAAGTCTAAAGTTCTATGAGGACAATATTTGTTACTAAAATCTTGATGCTTTTTAACTTTATCTATTCCCCAATTATATTGTTTTAATAGATATGCTACATATTCTGCCGCAAGTTTCTCAGCTTCTTCAAATCTTTCTCCTCCTGATTTAGAATAACAAATTTCTATTGCAATTCCTTTTCTATTACCTGGACCATTTCTTCCATCTCCAGCATTCCATGAATTTCTATTAAAATGTATTCCAGTTACTACTCTTTCATTATCTACTGCAGCATGAAATGATACTTTATTATTATTTCCTATCATATAAGATATTTCACTCATAGCAGATGCATCATTTGCTGTATTATGTATTATTATAAATTCTGGATTCATTTCATATGGACATTTTATGTCGTGTTTACTTTCTGGACATTTTACATTAGTTATTTGCATTATTCTTCATCTCCTATTCCACCATCAGAATTTTCAAATGTATTTTCTGATATATTCTTTTCGTACATTTCTTGAGAAAATTCTATTGTTTCTTCTATTATATTATCTTCCATGACTAATCCTCCTCGATTTTAATACACTTGTTTTCAAACTTTTTGTAAGCATCAAGATACAATTCTTTTTTATCTCCATTATATGTAATTTCATAGTACATTCCATCTTTTTGATTAGTTGATAATAGTGCTTTATTATTCTGTAATGTTTTACAGCTCCATACTACAAATACATCTTTATTTTCTATAAAATTATTTTCTCCTTTTAATGTATCCACATGGTCATTGTAATAAAAAACAACTTGATGTATACATTCTTTAATAAATTTTTCATTTCCCATTTTATTTTTCCTCCACTTCTGGCAATCCTGCCACACTTGTTATTAAGCTATATATTCCAGCTACTAAGCTAGCACTTGCTACTGTAAGCCAGTTTATGTCTGTTATTAATGCTCCTACTGTTATTAATCCTCCTGCTGTTTGTGCCATTGTTTTAAGTGCACGCACTCCTGCACACTTTATCCACTTCTTAAAATACATTCTACACCACTCCTATTCCTATTTTTATAAAAGCACCTATTATCATGAAAATTATTCCTATAGATTCTGCTATTACTGTTCTTTTTAACCATTTATTATTATCTTTTATTTCTTTTATTTCTTGTTCGTTGTTTTTACTTCTCGTATCAGCTTCATATGCTATTGCCTTTACTTCTTTGTAACTATCTAGTTTACTTTCTATTACCGCTAATCTTGTTAACACTTCTGTTTCGAAGGCTGGTTCTATATGCTCCATATTAATTTCCTCCTTCACTTAATATCAAGTTTTTTATAAATGTTTCTAGGTCTCTTATATATGTAACTTCTAAATTTGGTTTTGCTTTATCTAGACTAGTTATATGTGTTACATTCTTATAAGATTTTGCATTCTCTAATTGATTCAATACATTAATTTGTTCTTGAGTACATGCAATATCTGTACTTCCATGTCTTTCAACCCATACATCTTCTACTTTTGTAAATGTATCACTAGCACTTCCCATTGGTTCTTGTACAGGTATTACAAAGTTTTGTTCTTCATGAGGCATGTATTCAGATGCTTTTCCTCCTTCAATTTGAACCTTAGTTTTATAAGTTGTCCCACTTACTGAATTTTGCATACCTAAACGTAAAACAACATATTCAGTTCCTGTAGGTAATGCATAGTCATTAAGAATATTAGAATCAAATTGTTTTACTCCTAAACTAACTAAATTTTTATCAAAACAGGTTAAGAAATTCTTAGTAAACAATTCATTTGTTATTGTTACTGAAACTGATGTTAAATCTTTAACATTTGTTAATTTTCCACAATTATCAGAATAATTATTATCTTTATTTGTTATAACTCCAAGATACATATCACTTCCAGTACATTCAAATACAAATGTATCATCTTCTAAACTTATATTAGCTCTTGCTGATATTATTGTTTTATTATTATTAGTCAATGCTGGTACAAACATATTTTTATTACAAATATTAATGTTAGTACTTCCATTTTCTCCAACTATTCTTTCTTCTGTCTTTTTTAATATTTTAGGTTCTACAATATAATTATTAAGAGTTACATTTTGCCAAACCCTAACCATAATTCCAGTTAAGTTTTTACTTTCTTCTATACTAAATTCTGTACTTGTTTTTGTAGTACTTAATACTTTAGTTTTATCATATAGTAAAAACATTTCTACATTTGCTGAACTACTTTCTCTTAAATAGTTCTCATAAGTTCCTTTTGGTAATGTCAATACAGATGTAGCTTGCTCAAATGCTCCTCCTATGTAAAAATCAACAAAATTAGTTGATGTACCATTTAATTGAATTTTACCATCTGCTAAATAAGTTGCTGTTATTCCTAGACTGGTTGCTGTGTCTCCTACTTCATGAACCATATTTACATTTAATACATTATAAGGCTCTACTTCTTCTTGAATACTATTTCCTTTTATATTTAATTTTAATGGTCCAGCACTACTGTCTGTAATATTTATTGCACTTCCTGATTCTTGTCCATACAATGTCAAAGCTTCTAATTTACCTTCTAAATTATCTGTTTTGGTTTGTAGATTTTGAATTTTTATATTAGTTTTTGTATTATCTAATGTCATTTTTAATACTTGATTCTTTATTGTTTTAATTTCTTTGCCTGCATCTTCCATTTTTTTTTCGTTTTCTGTAAATTTAAGAGTTAAGTCTTTTTCTAATTCTTGTGAATATTCATCTAATGAACATACATCATTTTCTTCATAAATTGTAATACCATTTATCTTTTTCATTTTCCATCTACCTCTTTACAAGTATATTTTTTAGCTTGTTTACATGTTATTGTTTTCATTTCTTTACAAGTCATATATCTTATCACTTTTATCTTTAATTTAAAAATAGAGCCAACATTTACTTTATTGGGCTCTACAATTTTTTCTATTATTTTATTCATAAAGTATCTCCTAAATCCTCATCAAAGTTAATTTGAAAAGTATATCTTTTCTTGGCACTTCTACTCCAAGTTTATTAGCTGCTATTCTAATATCTGACGTTCTTAAGGATGCCAAAGTATCGTTTCCATAAATCATCGAAGAACTACTTCCATTTCCATTTGAAGTAGTCCACCCCCAATTGTCTCCTGTTACTTCTGGATGACTCATTAAAGATATTACAAGACTATTATCTTTTGAAAATCCTGGTGGATAATCTATATGTGTTTGTCCTGTTATTGTAGAATCATTTTTTTCAGGCATTTCTATCTTTCCTGTCAAAATTGCCAAATTATCTTTTAATATATAACTGCTTCCATCTTGTATTGATGCTAATTCGCTTTTTATACTATCTAAAACTTTTTTGCATTCTTTTTGAATTTGATTGTATATTCCATTAAAACTTAACATTTTTCTTGTATCTTTAAAATCTGTTATTCCTCTAGAATCACTTCTAAATCTTGCAAATTCTAATTGATATGTTGTATTTGTTCCGTTATATATATTTATATCTTGTTGTGTAACTATTGGATAGTTTGTGCCAGATGTTAATAGCTTAAAAGAAACTTGATTAAATACATCTTTTGTAGATTCTTTAGATAAATCAATTTCTAATATTAATAAGCAGTATAAACTTTCCATACTAACTGCAATTGTTTCTGAATCTATTACAGCAATAGGTCTACCTGCAATTTCACATAAACCTTCTGATATTGTTATTGAATTATTTGTACGACTTAATTCCATTCCATAAAATATTCCATCATTCTTGTTTAAAAATTCTTGATGTATTCTCGCATCAACTTCTGCATTTGAAAGTTGATTTGTAAATCTAAAACCTTTTATCATTTTTATTTATTCCTTTCTTTTAATAATTTATCTATAAAATCAATTCTCATGTTTCCACATGTTATACTTATGAAATTATCTCCACTATCTGAAATTGCGGAAATATATGTATCTAATATAATATTATTGTTAGTTCTAACATTTAATGGTGTACCTATTTTTAGTTTACTAATATCAAACAGTTTACTGTTTCTATTTATTTTAAATGATATGTAATGTTTGTATGTATTAGATTTAAATCTATCTAATGCAGTTTGTCTTGCGTCTTCAGATTTAGGTGTATACAATGTATCAACATCGCCTATTACTCTATTTACATCATCTTTATTTTGAGTTGTAGTTCTATTATTTAGTAAATACCATTTTTGTATATCTGTATCTGTTTTTACAACAACTTTAGATATAACATTTGTTTCAAATACTTCAACATAATTACTTATGTCGGAAATGGTAGTATCTATTAATTGCGTTTCATTTTCTTGTTTATAGATTATCAATTTAATTTTATTATTTTCATAAGAAAAATCTAATATTATATTATAATTCTGGCTACAATTAGTTATAAATGTATGAAAGTTATAGATTCCATTTTCGTTATTTACTGATTTTACTATTTTAGTACGACTTCTTGCTTCTATTTCTAACCATTTTATATTTAACAGTTCATCATCTGAATTAATAAAATTGGTTTGTATTTGTCTAATTATAAAATCTTCTATTCCTATTTCACTTATCATATCTTCATTTTCTAGTATAATTTTTCTATCAAAAATATTAGATATATATTTTAGGGTAATCTGTTTTTTAATTTCTTCATCTATATTCTGTATATCTTCTATTATTCCTAGATAATCTATAACTCCATTTCTTTGAAAAACTACAATATCTTTATTTTGAGCATTAACCTTTTTCATTACATTAAATATTGTTTTTTGGTTAGTTTCTTCGTCTATGACATACTCATAATCTTTAAACTCTACAACATCTTTTATTTCCAAATCTGATTTATCTAAAAAATATACCAAACTCAACCTTGAAGTATTTGCATTTTTCTCTTTAGCTAATATTTGGATTTTTTTTGTTGAACTTTCTATGTTTTTCATTAAATCTTCAAATATTATTTCTGCATTATATATTCCGCCAATTTGAGGTGCTTCTATTTCTATTTCGTAAAATCCACTTTGTTGATTATATATTGAATCATATTCTTTATTATTAAAACTTACTTTTACTCCCATATTACACCGCCTTGTACTGTGGAAAAATCATTAATTTTGCATTTAACACTTCATCATCTGCTGTTAATCTTATTTCTGATACCCCAATAGGTAATTTAAATATATTTTGATTTTTAATGTTTATATATTCCTTTTTCCACAAATTTTCTTTTGTTCCATCTGTGTTTTGTTTTTGAATATATATTTCTCCCGTTTTGCTACTATATAACAATTTTTCATATTCATTAATAGTGATTGGAATTTTTATACTAGCATACTCTTCTCCTTCCACAAAAATAGAAATAGTTGGGTTTTGCACAAAACCTTCTATTTCTACTTGGATTGGAGCTTCTACATGCCCTTTGTTATTAAATTGAATCTCTCTTGTATTATAGTTTATATATCTGCTATTCCACCTATATGGATATCTTATTTCATCTTCATATGTCTCTATTTTAAATGTTATTTCGTTTTGTTCATACCATAAAGAAAGACACTTAAACTCTATTGATTCTGATATTATTCCATTGGTTTTCTTTTCACTTTTTGTAATTTCCTTTATATTTATATCCCTATAATAAATTTTAGTTTCTGTTCTATATGGTATGACATACATAAATTTTAGTTTTTTTGCACTCTCTATAAAACCAATCAAGCTCATATAATTTTCATAATATAAAAAATTGACAGTTCCTATGATAGTTCCTTGTTCTAATTTTCTTAAATTGGTTATAAAATTAGTTTCTAATTGTTCGTATTCCGTTAAATAGCTGTACCCCAAGCCTGATGGTTCTGTCAATAAGCAATTATTTTTTATGTCCATCAAAGAATATTCTTGTCCTTTTTCATTAATCAGCTTAAATTTTCTTATCATTTTTATCTTGCCTCATTTCGACAAAAAACAAACACCAAAATTAGTGTTTGTTTTTATTGATTTAATTATTCTATTGCAACTAACTTAAATGTTGAATTTGCTTTTATTTTATCTCCGTTACAAAATGTATATATATATTCTTTTACAGAGAAAGAATCTGAACCTAAAATAATATTTACTTTTAAACTTCCAGAAGATGAATATACAACAAAGTTACTATTTCCTTCATATATTTTATATTTGCCAATTGGTACATCTGTCCCAGCTGTCAAATGTCCTGCTGGATATGTTTTAGGTTCTTCTTTTAATCTTATTATATCACTTTTTAATGTTTGCATTTCTGTTTCAAGTTGCTCTTTCTGCCTTTTTAAGTTATCTTGCTCTTTTTTTAAATTTTCTATTGTCTGTTTTATTTCTGTTTGTTTTTCGTTCTTTCCTAATATTAATATCTGTTTATTTAAGGATATTATTTTACCTTCTAAATTTTGATTTTCTTGAATGTATCCAGACAACTCTTTTATAGTTTTTTCATTTTTTGACATATTTGTTATTATAAATATTACAGAAATGAATATTATAGTTATTAATACAATATATATAATAATACAATTTTCCTTTAGTATCTTTAGTAGTTTTTCTTTCATATTCTTTGCCTCCTTTTTACAATATATTAATAATAAGTTTATCATACTTATATTGTCGAATGCTGTCGAAATTTATATAGTATTGTATTTTTTAATATTTACTACCAAATTTATTGTTTACATAATTAAAACATTGTTCTAGTTTTGCTTTATCTAATTCTTGCACATTAAATACTATTTGTGGAGTTGTGAATATTGTTTTCGTACTATCTATTATCTGATTGCTTAGTTTTCCTTGTATTTTTCCAAAATCTTGAACAATAGGAAATCTCATATCATTATCATTAAATTTTAAATTTCCATTCAGTTCGTTGTTTATATTGCTAGCTAACCTTCCTATATCATTTAACACTTTCTCTTCATTACTATCAATCCCTACAAGTAATCCGTCCAAAAAATACTCTGCAGCTTCCTCTGCTCTTAACGAAGGAGAATGTATTCCTAACACGTCTTTAAATTTGTTTAATATTTTTCTTCCTAATGAACTAGAAGCATCTGTCACTCCTCTTACTTCTTCAGCATTTGTTAATCCTGCTTTTATTCCTCTAACAAAATTTTTTCCACTATTTTCTCCTTCTATATTATTTTCAAAACTCACTGTGGCTTTTTTGGCAAGTTCTCCTGATGCAAGTACTAAATCTATGTCAGATGTAACAATGTTTGTAGCGCCTTCTATTTTCTTTCGAGTTTCTTCTGGAATTTGTTTCATTTTTTCAGAATATTTATCATAACTATTAATAGCCACTTGCTTCCAAGCTTCTGTTTCGTCTTTTCCTAGCTCTTTAATTGTACTTGTTCTATTGTATAATTCGTCTATTAATTGTGTTAAATTTTGCTCAGCTTGAGTTGCATAAGTTTGAGAAACTTTGTTTCCTGTCTTTTCTACTTGTTCTTGATAAGATAGTAAATTTTTTTGTTGTTCCTCAATTGATTTTTTTAATTCTTGTGTTGTTGTTTCTGATATATTTTTAGTTGTTTCTAAAATAGAATTATATATTTCAGCGTATTTCCCTTCTGTATAAAGAGCATAGTCGTCTTCATATTTTTTCACATTATCTGTATATGTTTGCACCACATATTCTGCATCTTCATAGGCATTTATTAGTTTTCGTAATGCCTGCATTTCTTTTCCTGTATTTATATAATTAGAATTATATATTTTACCTTTCATTTCATATTCATCTAATTTACTATTTAGTTCTGAATATTTATTCTTCGCATCACTTAAAGTCATTCCTAGCGAATCTTGTACTGATTTTAATTTTTTTACCGCTTCTTCTTGTTTTTGTATAGCTTCAGTATACTTTTTTTCTTCTGATTCTAATATTATTTGTGCTTTTTTCTTTTCAATTGTTGCATCTATCTCGGATTGCAAGTCTTTATAACTTTGTATTATATCTTTATTCAGATTGTATTCTGTTCCTAAAGCTTCGTTTAATTGTTTTAATATAAAATCCACTCTACTTTCATAGCCTTTTTTTACTTTGCCATTTTCATCTACTAATGTCGATAATTCATCTTTCAATTCTGATACTGAATTTATTTGAGATAAATTAGCATTTGTCGCTTCATTAATGCTTTGATTGTATTGGTCTGTTTCTTGCTTTTGCTTTGCCATTTCTTCTGATAATATTTTAGCTTCTTTTTGTGCTTCTGTTTGTTTTAATGCAAGATATGTTAGCCCTGCTGCTAGTGCTCCAATTGCAATTGTAGCCATTCCAGCTGGCGAAGTTAAAAAAGTTAATCCTTGTGTTAAATTTTGTGTTCCAATTGAAGCATTTTTAAAAGCATCTGTACTTGTTTTTCCCATAAGCGTCATTGCTTGTGAGAATGTTCCTATTGTTTTCATTCCTGTCCCTAATGTTTTTCCAAATGTCCCAAATATTTTTATGGCTGGACCTATTGCTGAAACTATTGCTGCTGTTTTGATTATATTTTTTGTTTCTTCTTCATTTAATCCATTAAATTTATCAATTAAACCATCTACTTTATCTAGTAATTTATTAAAGGTTGGAGTTAGTTTATTTCCTGTATTCAGCGCTACGTTCTTTATTTTATTTTTTGTTATTTCCATTCTACTATCTAAAGTTTGATATCTTTTATTCGCTTCATTTGTTAAGGCGGTATTTTCTTCCCAGGATTTTGTTCCTGTTTCTATTGCATTATTGAATAAGTCTCCTGCATTTGCAGCTCTCAACAAAGAATCTCTTAGTCTCACTTCTGTAAGTCCCATTTCTGAAAGCATTGTTATTGCAGTCTCTCCTTTACTTTCTGCATCTCCTAATCCTTTTATAAATGCTGTTAGTGCCCCTGATGCATCTTCTTTCCATGCCTTCTTAAATTGTTCTGCTGTCATTCCTGATACACTGGCAAAGTCTTCTAAATTTGTTCCTGCTGTTATTAGTTGTTTAACTTCTGTACTTGTCATTCCAATACTTTGTGATAATTCTTTAAACCCTTTTGAATCATTGGCAGACATAAGTTCTAATTCTCTAAGTGTTGTTCCAGATTTTTTTAATACAGAATTTAATTTATCTCCTCCCATTTCAACAGCATTTTGCATTTTTACAATTGCTTTCGAAATAGTAGAACCGCCCATTTCTGCCTCTATGCCCACTGAACTTAAAGCTGCACTTATTCCTAATATTTGACCTTCTGACATACCTACTTGATGTCCTGCTCCTGCTAATCTTATAGCCATATTAACAATATCTGCTTCTGTAGTCGCAAAATTATTTCCTAAATCTACTATAGATGAGCCTAATTTATCAAAATCTTTTTGAGACATTTCTGTTATGTTGGCAAATTTTGCTAATTGTGATGCTGCATCATCTGCAGATAGATTAGTAGAATTTCCTAAATCAATCATTGCTTTTGAAAATCCTAATATGTTATCTGTTTGTATACCTAATTGTCCAGCCGCTTCAGCTACTGCTGCTATCTCTGTTGTGCTAGATGGAATTTCTTCCGCTAATTCTTTAATGCCTTGTTTTAAATTAGCCATTTGTGTAGCTGTTCCATCAACTGTCTTTTCAACTCCTGTAAATGCTGTTTCGAAATTTTTGGCTGTATTTATTAATCCAGTAGCTATTGCTGCAACTGGTAATGTCAATCTGGTTGTTAAAGTAGTTCCTAATTTATCTATTTTGTTAGAAATATTTGTTACTTTATTACTAAATTCCTCTATATTTCTTCCTGCTATTGTCCATTTAGAAGCTTCTGCTTTTAAATTATGTAATTTGTTTTGTGTATTTATAATTTCTCTTTGAAGATTTCTATAGTTTTCTTGCGAAATTTCTCCGTTATTTGCAATTTTTTCGTCTGCTATTTCTTGTACTTTTTTTAGTTCTTCAAGCTTCTTTGATGTTTTTTCTATGTTTTCTTTTAAAATCTCTTGTTTTTGCGATACTAATTCTGTATTTTTAGGGTCTAACTTAAGTAAAGAGTTAACTCCTTTTAATTCCTTGCTTAAACTAGACGTACTAGAATTAACTTCTTTCAATGCTGCTTGTAGTTTACTTGTATCTCCACCTATTTCTACGATTATTCCTTTTACTTTTGCCATTATTTTTTACACCTCTTACATAAAAAATAAGAGGCATTTAGCCTCTTACATCAACCTATCCCAATCAGCTTGGGTTGCCTTTCTTATTTTTGTATTTTCTTTTTTGTCTAGTGTTGAATATAATATTTTCATCGCTTCAATATATGTTATTTTTTCTAAGTCACTTATTGTTAATCCAATTCTTAAACAAGAAGAAATAAATTCTTGCTCTGGATATTCCTCTTTAATATTTATATTACCATCACTTATTTTCTCTATCTTTTCGTATAGCTTATTGTCAACAAAAGCAACTTACGGCAAATTCCGTTACCTCTGCAATCCATTCATCGTTTGTTTTTAAATATGGTATATTTTTTAACCATTTTTCATATTCTTCTATTTTTTCATTTGCTGTATATATCATTATGTATGCTATTCTGGTTGCCGCTTCAACAAATAAATCCATATCATCTAACATAATTTTAGACAAACTAGCAATTATGACATTTTCTTCTAATTCTGGGTTTTCCTGTTTTAATTTATTGGATATTACAACTTGTTTTGTTAAAAATGTTTGTAAAATTTTAATATCATCAAAAATTCCTTTATTAAACATTTTTCTATACTTGATATAAGTTAAAGCATTACAATCTATTTCATAGTCTTGTCCACAAATAATGATTTTTTTCATAAATTATCCTCCTAAACACTTGCTGTTATATTTTTCTCATATACTGTTTTAAAAAAATTATCATATACTGCTGTATTAGTTTCGTTTTTCTCTATGTATGCACCAATTGCATTGTCTGAAGAACGTGGTGCAATAGTAATTTGCATATTTTCTGTTCCAGGTTCTATAGTTTCTTGTTTTGTATTATGTTCTCTTGATGGTCTTGTAGCTGTGCAATCCCAATAAATATATCTTCTTGCTCTTTCATCTCCATCTCCTTCAAACATCAATGCAAACCTTTTTTGTTTGTCATCTGAATTTTCAATTATTGCTCCATTGTTATCTTTAATTCTTCCTAAAATTTTTGTTAAAAATTCTTCTGGTGTCATTGCAATTACTAAGTCCCCTTGATATCCTTGATTAGAATTCGTTCTATAATAAATTTTATTATCTGCATAAAATAATGAAGTTTCACCTTGTGGGTCTGGAGAAAATCCAGTTGCTCCTGGTACTGCAAAAGGTGTTCCATATGTAATCTTTCCTTCTTCCTCTGTAAGTTCTGCAATATGTACATTCTTAATTCCAAATAAAACTTTATTCATTTAATTTTCCTCCTCTTTAATTTCAAAAAAATAACTCACATTCCAAATTTTTTCAGATTGTATGTAAGTTATTTCTTTTTTCCAAATAATGTTGTAGAGAATATCTTTCTCTATTCTTTTTTCTAATTTTCTATCTCTAAAATCTGTTGTTAGTTCTAATCTAGTATTACTTTTTTGTAGATAAATTTTATTGTCTGCTAAAAAATTGTCACTATCAATTTCTGTTGACATTAAATGTGGAGGTTCTACTTCTCTGTCAAAATCATAATGTGAATATGGGATTTTTATTTTTTGTTCTTCGTCTAAATAAAAGTTATTTATTTTTTTTTCTATTTCTTCCCAAGTCATAGCTACCTCCTTATTTTCATTTCTAATCTTTGTACGAATCTTTCTTTATATTTATCTTCTGTTTTTCTAATATGTGGTATTTCTTTTGTTTTTTTCTGTTTGTCAAGCTTTGTATGTTTACCGTTTCTTGTAGCATGTCCAAATTCTAATAAATGTGTTAATCTGTAATGCTCTTTATTGTATGCAACTTTAGAATATAGGTCTGTCGATTTTTTACCATTTTTTATGCTCCAAGATTTTGCATAACTTCCTGGAGTAACTGTTGTCTTTCCTTTTAACTTTACTGTTCTCCTTGCTTTTGGGGATATTTGTTTCAATTCATTTCTTGCCTCTTTTATTGTTTCTTCTGATACTTTTTTTACATCTTCTTCTATGTTATCTTTATTTTCTTGTAATATTTTCAATATCGATGAACTTAATTTATCAATAGATATTTTATTGCTATTTAACATTATTTGCTCTCCTTTGGCAAACTAGAATTACTTCATCATCATTATCTCCATCTGTTCTAATAACAGTATATTTTTTTCCCATATAGATTATTTCTTCTTCATCATTATAATTAAGACTGTTTAATTTTATTCTTATTGATGGTCTTAATCCTTGTTCATTTGCCTTATAAAACTCATTCTTCCATACTTTTTCTGTTGAAATTATTGGAACAACAATTTCTTGCACTTCATACTTTTCTCTACCATTTTCTTTCAGAATATTGCCATTTTGGTCTTTTAGATAAGATTTTGATAGCAATACACAACTTACATCATGCATTGCCATCAACTTCTTTCTTTTGATATTTTTCAGTATTTTGTAATTCTCTTAAATTCATTTTGTATCTTTTTAGGTATTCATTTTTTTTATTTATATCAGTATCTCCAAAATGAGCTTTTACATAAATCATGACTGTGTTTTTTATCAAATTGTCTTCTATATTATTCGTTACATCTATATCTACTCTTTCTAAATCCGTTATTGCTGATTCTAACAACATAGTTATTTCTTTATCTTTCATAGTAGAAGAACTTATTATACTCAAACATTCTTTAGCTAAATTTAACCAATTTGTTTGCTCTATTATTTTTTTACCTTTATCGTACATCATTTTGTAGACACCTCCAATAAATCTATATAGTCTCTTGTGTATTTTCATTTGTATCAGTTGTCTGTACTTCAATATATCCATTAACAAAAGCTTCTTCATCTCTCATTTGTACATCTTCTCTTTCTATTCCTCTAATTAATGTTAAATCTTCTTCAAATGCATTTAATGCTTCTTCTCCACTTCCAACTACAGCTGTTTTTGAAGCCATTAATTCTAATGTTTTTCTATCGAACCCTTTTATTCCTTCTTTTAAACTTCCAATTATAAATGGTGTTTTTCCATCTTTTGTTGGCATTGTATCGTTTGCATATGTTTTTATTGGAATTACTGTTGCTCCAGCTCTCAATTTTAATTTTGTTGAATCAGTTGGGTCAGGATTTAATAATGGTCTTCCATTTTTGTCTGTTAATGTATCTAAATAATTTAATCCATCATCATTTGTTATAATCTTAGAAATAGATTTAAATTTAGAACCTAATGTAACATTTAATGCAGTTTTTATTCCATTTAAATCTTTTAAATTTACTTGTTCTTTTTGTGCTATAATTGCTAATATTAAATTATTCCATGTTGCATTAGATTCTGAAGCTAGCCATTGTGTCATTTCATTTTCTATATCTTCATCAGAATCTTCTATTAATTCATTAGTTGCAGGCATATATCCTCCATACTTAGTAACTTTCCATTTTAATCTAGAATAACTAGGTTTTCCTGCTTTTGGAATTTTTCCTCCTTCTTCCATAGCACCAAAACCTTTAGCTTGTCCTCTTGTTTTGTATGTTTCTTCTCCAGAATTAGTATTTACTTTTTTGATTGTTATTTCATCTCTTAATGATTCTTCTGTCTCTCTTAATTTTTCAATTTTAGTTACTATATCTTGAGGAACTGTATATCCTCCACTCTCTGCAACACCTTCATTTAATGTTTTGTTAACCATTGTTTTTACTGCTTTTGCAAATGCTTTTGTTGAATTTTCTTTTTTGTCTTCTTTTTTATCTTCAATACTTTTTGTGACTTCTTTAGTTTCCTCTTCATTCAATCTATTAGTTTCTTGTTCACTTTCAAATATAGCTTTTTCTACTTCATATTCTTCCTTTAGAGTTTTAATTTCATTTAAAGTTTCTTTAGCTTTTACTATATCCTTGTTTTCTCCTTCCATATATCCTTTGGCTATTTCTTGTTTTGTTTCAATTTTTGCTAATAATTCTCTCATTTTTTTATTCATTATTATTTACCTTCTTTCTCTTTTTCTACAAACAAAAAAGAAGCTATGTCATCAATTTTTAAATTGATTTCCGCTTCTTCGTTGTTACTTAAAATATGTTCTTTTTTAACTTCTTTGCCACCATAATTTTTAGTTGTTCCTGCTCGTGGCTGTGCTGGAACTGCAACAAAAGATACTTCATACGCTTCTTTTGCCCCGTCTAATGTAAAATAACAAATCTTTTTACCATTTATTGTTTCATACTCTTTCCCCCAATAATGTGAACAATAATTTTTCATATTGTCTAAACCACATATCGAGCAATAAGCATGTTTAGCTTTACAAGATGTAGAAACTTCTTTTTTTATGCCTGCTTTAATTTCTGCAATCAAATCTGCATTTTTTTCTGTTTTTATCATATAACATTTGGCAACTAATTGAGTGTATGCTTCTCCTGCTGCTGTTTTTTTGTTGACATCTTCTACTAATTCAGTCTCATACACTCTTGCTATTTGATTATCAGCTGTCCTTTTATGGTCTTTTATCATTGTTTTTCCTATGTATAATTTTTGTAAATCTTTTAGTGCATTCAAATTAAATGGTTCATAATTCCTATCATCAAGTTCATTGTCTCCCATCACTAATTTAAATGTAAATATATCTTCTGATTTTAAAGGCGAAAGTGTGAACTTATTAATCTTTTTTAAATCGCTTTCAGTAATTTCTTGGCTTTCTACACTTGCTGATTTACAGATAACTCCTTCTGTAACAATTTTGTCAATATCTCTCTCATTGTCTTTTCCATCCATTGTTTCTCTTCCTCCTTTCCATTAGATTTTATGTATTGTGTTCCTGCAAGCGTTACAGGAATACTAGCACCATTACCAAGAAGTTGATTTCCACCTTCTTTTGCTTCCATGTCAAGTAATGCTCTTGCTTCATTTGGCGTATATAAGAAGTTTGATATTGCTTGGCATAGTGTTTCTACTTGTGTTTTTAAGTCTGCTCGTAAAATAACAGCTACATTAAATTTAAAATAATAGCCTTCTTTTATTTCATCTGTGGATAATAATTTATAGTTTAACTCTTCTTCGTATTGTTTAATGATATATAGTAAAGTATCTACATAAAAACTTAATTGTTGTGCCTCAGCGCTTGCGTAACTAGATTTTTCATAATCCCCTATTTGATTTGGTTTTATTCCAAATGCTGATGCTATTTGCAATGCACTATATTTCTTTACATCTATAAATTGATTGTCTGCTAGTTTGATATTTAAAGGTGTTAAAGAAGTTCCAATCGGAATTGGAATTATATTTTTAGTTTCTTTATCATCTAAATCACTACCTGCAAACTTTTCAATTTTTTCTTTGAATTTAGTTAGGTTTTTCTCTGATAAATCGCTTGTATATTGAACTACTGCTTTAGCTGTAAAGCCACTCTTATACATGTTGTTAAGCATTTTTTGTGCTTTTATGTTTCCTTCTATTGTTATTTTAAGTTGCTCTTTTACGGCAATTCCTTTTATTCCATCAAAAGTATTTGATGTCTTAAAATGTAATATTTGTTCAGAACTAAATTGATATATTTTTCCTCCATGTGAATACATATAATAAATATCTGGAATATCACTTAATATTTTTTTATCATCATACCAAATTTCAACCTCATCAGATGGCAAAATCCATAACGACATTTTACTTCCTGCACCTTTTATTAATGCATAAGCATTCCCAAAGTGATTTCTGTTCTGTTCAATGGTTGACCAAAAAACTGTTGATGTCATATATGGATTTGGTCTATCATGTAATGTTGAATAAAGTACATGTTGTCTTGCTGTTATTACTCCGTTATTTTCCTGGTGTCTTAATAATTTAAGTGGTAATTTTCCAACAGATTCACTTAGCACTTTTAAGCAAGCAAAATATGTTGCTTCAGATAATGCTTTTTCTTTTGTTCCTCTTAATCCTAAAAAATCTAATAATTGTTGCGTTTCAATTTCTTTTCCTGACTTATTTGTTAGTATATTATAAGCAGCTTTTATTCTTGACGTTAATTTCACTTACAGCTCCTTTCTATTTAGTTCCATCCCATTTGGTCTAAATAATCTTCCATCTCTTTATCATAATTTACGTTTTCCTTTTCATTAAATTTCATTTGTGTAATGTGTGCATTTATCATAGCATCAACTGGGTCTATTCTTTTTGTTCTTTTTCCTGATTCTTTATCTACTTTCTTTTCATCAAAACTATTTCTTACTATTTTTGCATTTGATACACTATAACTTAATAATTCTTCTTTCTTATTGTACTTTATTTTTCCTGATTCTATATTTAGTTGCATGTCTTCTGTTCCATCATTTAAAAATCTTGCAGATTGTTTAATTTCTAGTAGAGGAACTCCAAATTCATCTAAATCACTCAAAAAACCATCAGCGTTATGTGGGTCATAACCAATTGCTTGTAATTGTAGATTATATTCTTCTAAAATATCTTTCAAATATTTAATTATAAATTTATAATCATTCTTATATGTATCTTGTCCTCCTGTTACTGTTATCAATTCTTGTTCTTCCCATACATCATATGGTGCAATATCACTTACAATATGTTCTTGTAATCTTGCACGAGGCATGAACGAATGTGAATGTTCAAAAAATTCCCCTCCTCTTAGTGGTATTTCTATATGTACTGTTGTTAAATCTCCTCCATGTGATAAATCTAACCCCACATAACATTCTTTTCCTGTGAAATCTTTTAATTCTAATTCACTTTCACATTTTTTCCATTTGTCAGGATTTATAAATTGGTCTTCTGTATTTTTTACCCATAAATTAAGAGATTTTGTCATAAAATCTCTTAATTCATTTCCTCCCATATCTCTTGCTGTTTGCATATCTGTAATTAAGTTTTCTAATCCTTGTTTTGTAGATGCTAAATATGGATTAGCTTTTATTAAAATACCAGGGTCAAATATATTATCATTCTCATTAGGCGCATATATATCAACAAAAAAATCTTCTGCTGTTACTATTCCTTTTAAAATATTGATACAATACTGGTCCATTTCATAACAAGCACTATTTAGATTGTCCCCTCTAGTTGTAATTATACTTATATATGTTTCTAATAATGCTTTTGTACCATTATATATAGCTTTATATATTTTTGCATTTGGGTGTTGATGATATTCATCAATAGATGCAAATATTGCTCTAAATCCATCATCCAAACCACTTTCTTTGGATAATGCTTCTATTGTAGATTGTGTATCATTTGCTAAAATTGTTGATTTATAATCTTTTATATCGAATAATTCTTGTAAGTCTTTATCGGCTCTAATGAATTTCGCCATTTCTTCCCAAGCGATTCTGGCTTGTCTTTTCTTTGTTGCTACAGTAAATAATTTACCAAAATTATAGCCACTAAAATTTGCAATATAAGTCCCTCTAATACCATTTTTAAATGATTTTCCATTTTGCCTTGCCATAGATTCGTATGAACGCCTAAATCTTCTCTTACCATTTTCTTGTTTCGTCCAACCAAATGGACAACCAATATCAAATATTTGTGAACCTAATAGTTTTACTGATTTTAATTCAAATCCTTCTGATATTGTTAATGTTTCTGCATATTCTAATATTCTTTCTGATTTATTTGCGTCCCAAATATATGGAAATTTTTTTGTTCCTTGCTTTTTTATATCTTCTAAATGTCTCTTACAAGCTAATATATGTAACTCTCCCATTTTATTTTCTTCAACTGTTCTTTTGGCATATTCTGTTACTCTATCTCTCATTATTTTACCACCTTAAATTTTGCAAACTTGTTTTCTTTGGGTGGTTCTTTTGATGGGGGCATTACTAACTTTGCTCTTGAAGAGATTGAAAGTCCTAAATCATTTGCACATACTCTGCATTGTTTTAATGCTCTATCTTGATATATTAAATATGTATCAATTTCGGACATTATTCTTTTTTTAGCATCAGTTCTTTTTACTTCTAATAGTCTTCTATTTAATTGATTTAATTCCTTTGTGTATTGTATATAATTTGTATTTGCAATTAAATAACGAGCCAGACAATCTTCATCTAACTCGCTTATTATTCCTATATCTAACAATATATTAGTTATTTTTCTAAATTCTGTTTTTTGTTCTTCTGATAAGTATTCAGGTGGTTGCACATTTATGTGATTGGTTTTTATTTCTCCATCTTTTCTTTCTTGTATTTCCTGTCTAGTTAAATGTTTTTTTCCTTTTGCTATAATCAAGTCTATAGGTTCTTTAGGTCTTCCTACCACACTTATCACTTCCCTTCGTTTTTTTACATACTAAAACGCAATTTAGGGAGTTTTTTCTACAAAGCACCTCGAGCACCGTTGTTTTGGTGTTCTAATAATACTTTTTTAACCACCCCTACCCGCTTCTTTTTATATTTCATCTATTCTATTGATTGTTCATATTTTATTATAGTTTGCATTAATGTGTTATCTGCATATGTTGTTATTATCTCATATTTTGTTGTATTTTTAGGTTTACTTATTAATATCATTTCTTCTTGTATATATTGTAATTTATTCCTATAGTATTCTATCTCTTTTTCTAATTTTGTTATTATTTCTTCATTTGTTATTTTTGAATTGCATTTCATTTTTGTTATTCTTTGTTTTGCTTTCATGTATCTAGAGTCTGTTGTATGGTTACAATACTCACTACAATTCTTTTTGTTGCATTGCTTATTTTTTGTTTTATCGCATTCAAATAATAATTTTAATTCATCTTTATTTACTATTGCTTTTATATTGTATTCTTTCGCCATTATCTTCTTCCTCCAAATCTCTTATGTTTAGCATTATGGTGTATTTTACATAATGCTATTAGGTTACTTGTATCTAGTCTTCTTGCCCAACCTGTTGAAGTTTGTATTGGCTCTTTGTGATGTACTTGCTCTGCTAATTGTATATTGTAACATTTATTTTGTTTAGCCTCTTTCTGACATTCTTCACATAAGTAATGCTTATTAAGATAATTGTTTCTTATTATTCTCCATGCTTTACTATTATAGAATTGTATATATTTCTTGTCTCTTTGTTTATTATATCTAGTATTTCCTTTTTGTTTTATTTCTTCTACTTGTTTCTCTATGATTTGTTTACATTTGTCACAATATCTATTTTGAGCTTGTATTGCTTTTTGACATCTAGCACATAATTTCATTAACATAATTTACTTCTTCTTTCTTGTTGTTTTATTTTCTTTTTTGATAATATTAATTTTCTTTGCTTTTACATTTATTGTTTTATTTTCTTCTATGTTTTTGTTATTTACTATATCTTTTTCATTTATTATTATTTCATCTTCAATTATTATCTTTTCTACAAAGATTTCTTTATATTTATTTTCTCCTGTCAATACTTTGAATCTTTCTTCTGTTACTTCAAACTCTTCTCCTTCTTTAATTACTCTATTTAATTCTTTATCTTTTATATTTAATTCTTCATATTTATTGGTTGCTTTTACTAACATTTTCTTTCTTCCTTTCTTCTTTAAAACATTCTTCTTTGTTTTTGCAAGTTTTACATTGATTCTTTATGCATCTTTCATAGTTAAAACATCTTGCTCTTTTATCTTGTGTTTTTGTTATACTGCATAAGTCTTTGTTGTTGTTTTTATTTTTACATGTTACACATAATGTTCTTTTGTATGTTTCATATATGTTTTCTTCTATGTTGTTTCTTCTTTTGATTTCTAATATTTCTACTATCTTATTCATGGCATTTCCTCCATTTTTTATAAACACTAAGCAAAGCATAAACAGGACAGCTAACAATTCTATTTAAAAGGTCGTTTATTCGACAATTTAGCTGTATGCTCTGCTTACTATTAATAAAAACATAGAACTCACTAGAAAAGCTCTACTGTATAATACATAAAGAAGGAATGCTATTTATTTATATTAACAGTTATCTAGTATTACTGGTAATAACATGAAAAATTGAAGTTCATACAGAGAACTCCAATTCACATAATAATACGGTTATTGAGTAAGGTTTTGCCCTTGCTCTTTTATGATAATGTATATATAAAATATACAGTGTATGTTAACATTTAAATAAAGAGCTAATATTAATATTAACTCTTTTAGTGTAATTTATTATTAGAATTTTGAGGGGTCTTTGTTCCTTTGAGATTTTTTCTCTATTATAATTATATTAAATTATAATGGAAGTTTTCAATACATTTTTGCGGAAGTTTTAAGGAAGTTTTATATATTTACTAGTTTTAGTATAAATTCTATTGCATTGTCTCTAATTGTTCTTAATTGTCTATCTGTTATTTCTTTTTTATATATTTTATTATATTCTTTTAAGACTTTATACCAATTCTTTCCTTTGTTGTTTATGTAAAATTCATTTAATATGAATGACTCTCTTTCTTCTAATTTATCTAACCAATTCTTTACTCTTACTATTTTCTTATTTAGTATTTCTTTTTCCGCTTCTAGTTTTTCTATTTCATTTTCCAAAAATTTTCTATCTTCCTTGTTTATGTATGTTAATTCTTTTTTATAATTTATTGCTGTAGTTGTTGTTTTATCTGATATCTTATTTGTATTACTTCTTATACTATCATAGGCTTGTCCAGATAATTGCATATTCTCTATTACTTCCTCTTCTGTATCTTCATGTACAGTTCCAGAGTAATTTAGTCTTTCTTGGTATTCTTCTAGTTTAAGTTCTATTTCTAATTTTTTACCTTCATCTTCTTTGTGATTTATTAGTATGTTTTCTATATCTTCTTTTATGTATTTCAATTCTTCTGTACCTCCCTTATAGTTTTAATTTTTCAACTTCCTTTATAAAATCTTCTATGGTTTTGTTTAACATTACTTTATTGTTATATACTAATAGACAACACATAGTATCATATGTTTCTCTTACTTTCTTTATTTGCTTATCTCTATTCATTTGTTTATCTTTCCTTTCTATTTGCATATTCTCTTATGTCATGTTCTATCTTGGATACTTTTAAATCTGTTCTGTAGAATTTACATTTTTCTTTTGAACAATATAAATAATTTAATCCATAACAATCTCCGTTTCCTAAATACGAAAAACAATCTTTTTTTATGTTGTCTTCTATTAATATTAGTTTTACTCCATCAACTTCTTTAATTCCTTTTAATTCTTGTGCTTCTTCTTTTGTAATTTTTACTTCTTCTATCTTCTTTCCTTTTATAGATTCTATTAACTTTATCCTTCTTCTTATTTTGTTTTCTATTAACATTTATGTCTCCTTTCTTTAGTCTGGGACTACTACTTCTTTTACTAGTCCTAATTCTTGTGCTTGAAATGATTCTCTATATCCTGTTATCATTTCTTTGTATAAATATACTTTATCATTATTTTTTTGTACGAATATGTATTCTCTATTATTTTTACTTATTATTTTTGGTATTTTCATTTGTTAATCCTCCTCTTTTAATTTTATATTTCTTGCTTTTAAATCTTCTTCTAATTCTAAATAATCTGAAAAATTCATTCTTTCAATTTCCTTTGAGCAAGAATATGGTATGAATATAGTACAATCTTTTCTTCCATGTATTTGTCTTTTTAAATGATGTACATTATAAGCTCTGATTTTTATTTCTTCCATTTATTCCTCCAATAATTCTTTTAAAACTTCTAGCTTTCCTAACAACTTAAATTTTTCCATATAAGTATTTCCACTAAACACAGATATTTTTTCTGCACTATATTTTTCTTCTAATTCGTTTTCTATTTTTTGTATTTCTGCTTTCACTTTTTCTTTAGGTATAGAATTATCTAATGCTTGTAATACTGTTTCTACAGCTTCCACATCTTCTAAGGATATTTTGTTATAATTGATTGTTTTTTGCCTTGTTTTAAATGTCTTTAATATTTTTATACCTTCTTCTTCTTTATTCATATAATTTTATCCTTTCATTTGTTACCTTATGTAATGGTTCTTTACTTAAATTTTCTGGTAATAAATTATTATATGCTAGACAACCAGCAACATGAATCCATATCCACATTTTACCTATATCTATAACTTTACATTTTAAGGATATTTTCTTTCCATATGCCCCTGTTGTATTCCAATATAGTATATCTCCTAGTTCTATATCAGTTTTATTCATCTAAAACACCTCTCTAGCTATGGATTTCACTTTTTCCAAATCTTTTACAATTTTATTTAACTCGTCTATACCTTCTTGTTTTAATTTATGTATCTCAAACAGTTTTGGTAAATCTAACATATCTCCTTTTAAATTCCATTGTGCTCCTCTGCTATTAGCAACTGCTATATCATTAAAATCTATTACATTATCTAGTCCTATTTGATTATAAATATTTTGATATGCTTGTCCTAACTCAAACGCTAGTTGTATTAGTAAATCTAATAACATATCTCCTCCTTGATATTATCTATTAAAAATGATTTTATTCTTTGTTTCAAATTATCATAACCAATTATCAACTCTACCCATTTTTTAATTCTAATTGTTTTATATTTAGTCAATGTTGAATGGTCGCTTCTTAAAAATGCTGTTATTGTTATTTCATAAAATGTTTTTTATCTTTTATTTTATAGACATATGTAATATCTGTTGTATAAAAAACATCTCTCAATAAATTATTTATTATCTGCTTTATAAATATTTTATTTAACATATCTCTACCTCACATCTTCATTAGTAGCTTCATAACACTTCTCACATACTCCATACTTTACTGCTAGTTCTTTTATGCACACTCTACAATGTATTTGTTTATCTAGTTATTTTATTGCTGGTAACACTAGGTAATTTATATAGCTTTGTATATCTCTTAAATTATGGTCTAATTCTTGACAACTCACATTTAAATCACATTCTTCCATTGCTTGTATATCTATTTCATCTTCTTCTATTACTTCAAATTCTAAGTACATTATACTTATTGCTAAATTTTTTAATACAAACTCTATTGTGCAGTTTTTAAATTCTCCGTTTAAAGAATTTACTTTTTGTGTAAGTTTTAATTTGTTTTCTGCAATTGCTTGCATTAACTCATATCCTTTATATTTCATTTTCTTTCTCCTCTTTTTCATGTATTTTCTCCATTTGTATTTCTTTATTATATTTTTTTAAAAATTTTCTAAATATATCAAATCCTACACAGCTTTGATAAGTATAACTTATTAAATTTAATGTTATTCCTATTAAACCTACTAATAATACTATTCCTATAATTACCCCACATATGTATAGATAAATTTCAAAAATATTTTCCATAACTACTCCTTTTTTACTACACATCATTTTTAGTTACTATTTTAATTGTTAAATCTAGATATTTACGTTCAAACATCTTCTGCTTCATTTTAAAAACTTCTGTTTTCATTCCTTTCGTATCTTCTACTATTGTCTGTTTTAGCTTGTTATCATAATAAACAAAGTCTGCTTTATATGTAATTGCTCTATGATGTACTCCATTTTTCTCAAATGCTTCTTGTAATTCAAATGGCACTTGTAATCTTAAATCTTTAATTTCTCCAGCTCTCTCTAATAGTACTAACTGCCTATGTCTCTTCGCTTCCAATGCACTGTCGAATACATATCCATCTACTGTTACTTTTCTATTTCCATATTTGTTCAT